GGTCGATTCCCAGCTGCCGCAGCCACTGCGGCAAGTAGCCCTCGATGAGCACGGCCTCGTCCAGCCACGCCTTGAGCAGCCGGTCGAGGACCATGTCGCCGAGGAAGTTCTGATCGACGCGGATGGCTTTGAAGAAGGCCTGGTGGTCGAGGCGGCCGGAAGCGTAGTTGTAGCCCGATGAATTGCCGGCCGCGATATTGAACGGCATGTTCAGGCAGCGGGCGATCTCGTTGATCACCTCGTGCTTGAAATCGCCATACACCGTGGTGGGCTGCTCGGCCTTGACCTGGCCGATCTTCCAGCCGTACGGCATCGTCATCCACGTGCCGCGGTCCATCTCGACCGTGTCCATCGGCTCAACCGCGGCCGACTCGGCGTCCGCAGGCGCATCGGTGTAGATGACACCGCTGGGCAGCGCGGCCTGTTCCGCCGCGCCGAGCACGGCGAGCGTGTAGCGCCGCAGCGTCGCAAACAGCGACAACGAGCTGGTGACCTCCGGGATGCCGCGGCTCTGCGCCGGGCGCTCCGCCCGGAACAGGTGCACGACCGATTCCACGGGCATGAGGTTGTAGTCGTCAGGGCCGGCGCGCCAGGCACGCTGGTCGCCGGGATGGCGCCGCAGCACGTAGTACGCGATCGGGTTGCCGAACCCGTCGAAGACGATGCCGTCGACCGCCCGCTCCTCCGGCGGCAGCACACCGAACGGCGTCGAGACCTGGTCGGCTTCGATCAGCCGCAGGTCGAGCTGCACCGGCGCGGCGATGCGTGGGTTGCTGGTCAGCAGGCCAAAGCACTCGCCGCTCTCGCATTGTGCGGTGCGCATCGTGCGGAGCTTGTGGGCCAGGCCGATCGCCTTGGCCCAACGCATGAACTCCTGCTCGATGAGGCGGTTGGCTTCCGAATCGTCGGTGAGCATCTGCAGCCGCGGACCGGTGCCGACGACGTAGTTTGCAAGCGTCAGCACGATGCCTTTGGCGTAGCTGTTGTTGGCGACCTCGTAGCGGGCCCGGCTGCGTAGCACCCGCCGGACGTCGGCGCCCATGGCCGCGTCGGCAGAAAGGTGGTCGGCATTCGCCCAGTGGCGGCGGTTTTCGGGCGTCGTCTGGGCGGCGTCATACTTGCCGCGCACGACCAGCAGACGGCCGCGAGGCGCTGTGGCGCCCTTGGCCTTCCGCACGCCAAGTTGTCGCAGCCACTGGAACACCGTCACACCGCTCCCGGGGGCACGACCTTCGTCATCCGCACGCCGAGGCCCCGTTTGGCTGCCTCCTTGCTGGCGAGGTACCGATCCGCCTCGATCTGGTCGCGCAGCGGCTGCTGCTTGACCGTCTGGCCGTCGACCGACACCTCAGCCGGCTGCTGGGCCGCCTCGTGGATCGCGTTGGCGATTTCCTCAGGCATCGCGTGCTCCAACTTGCGGGAGCGGGACTTGAACCCGCAGCGCCGGCGCATGAAGCCGGCATGTTGCCGTTACACCATCCCGCTACGGGTTACATACGCCACGCCGAGCCGGGCTGTCGGATGGATGCTGCCGACCACGGGAATTGTTCCACCGGTAGACATGGCGACGGTGGACGGACTAAATGCCGACGCGTTCGGAGGTGGTAATGCGGCGTCCACAGTGTCGGCACTCCCGGCGCCGCATGATGCGGCCCCCTTGGGCAGCGCGCGTGTAGACCACTCGAAAATGCCGGCATCCGCAGCGCGGGCATTCCAGCCCGCGTGGGGCCTGCCCAGCGGTCGTGCTCGGCAAGTCCTTCATCGCCGGGATCTCCGCAATTCCGAAAGCCGCACGGCCGGACGGGCCTTCGGCGTGTCGCCCACCAGCCCGGGCGGCGCAGCGCCGCCCATCGAAGCCGCCACAGCGCAGCCAACCAGGCAATCCAGCCAGTGGTTGTCGAGACCATCCACCCGCAGTTTCCACTCATCGACGGTCCGGCCCCGGCCTTCCGTCTTCACGCGGTACTCGCTGGTCAGATGCTCGGCGAGTAGTCGGTTGCGCTCCGCTTGCCGGCCAAACAGGGACAGACAGCCGGGATCGCCCATCGGCACGGCCAAGCGGGCCTGGATGAACGACTTCCAGTAGTTCGTGTCGAAGACGACGTGCCGAACGGTCCGCCGGCCGGTGATCACGGGAATGCGCCAGTTCAGCCCCACGCGGTCGCCGCGCTTCCGCTTGTACTCGGAAAACGGGATCGATGACGCGCCGACATACCGACCGTGGCTGGGCAGCACCACACCGGCGAACTTGCTCTGCCGGCAGAACTGGTACACGACGTCGGATGATTGGCCCCAGTTCGCGTCGATCAGGCAGCGGTCGATCCGCACCTGCGCCCCGTCGTCGCGCTGCCATTCGCGCCCGAGCGTGCGCTCGGCCAGCCGCTCGAGGCCGGCATAGATTGCCCCTTCGATGCCGGCGCGTGGCGTTGCGGCCGCGAGCGTGCGCCGAATGTCACGCAGCGTGAAGTACTCGGCCTTCTGATCCGGCTCGGTCCCGTAGTCGAGGACGTAGCCGCTGAAGTCGTTCTCCCACGCGGCGACGAGCCAGAAGAGCGCCTTGGCCTGGACGTCCACGAACATCGTCACGTGCGTGGCCGCCAGCGGCACCTCGCCGCGCCGCTGGCCGTTGAGCTTCGCCAGGATCTGGTCGACCGTGAGCAACTCGTCATCGACCTGCTCCTCAGGCAGCGGCTCGTTCTGGTACTCCGCCCAGAACGCCGCTTCCCCCCGGTCGAGCTTGAGGTTCATGGCGTGCTGGATCGCCGACAATTCGTCCGGATGGTGTCGCTCGGGCCAGGCGATCACCGCGCCGGCGTCCATCGCCGCGCGGTTGGCACGGTAGAATTCCGTGGCGTCAGCAATCCCGCGGTCGGCCTGCATCCCCAATCGCCACAATTCGGCGTAGCGGGCCCACAGCGCTTCGTCCGTGGGCCAGGCGTAGACCATCTTTGTCCGCTCGCCTTGCCACTGCGGGTGCTTCTCGCGATCCAGGATGCGGTCGGCCAGGTCGTCCGGCCGGACCACCGTGAGCGTCATCAGGCCGGCAATCTTCCGCCCCGGTCCGGCCAGGCCCAGAATCGCGCCGGCGAGGATTCGCTCGCGCGTCATGCACTGGCTCGGGCTGCGGGCGGATTCATCGGTCTGTGGATCGTCAATCAGCACGAGCGACGGGCGCACAGATGAACCGTCGGCGCGCTTGTGCTTCATGCCGCGGATGCGGCCCGTGATACCGGCCACGCAGACGATCGCGCCGTTCGATGCCGGCGAGTGATTGCCTAGCCACGCCAGTGGCGGCAACGTCGGCAGCACGATCTCCCGCGCCGTCCAGCCGATGTGCGTCTGCTTCCCCTGGTAGAGCTGGCCCGCGGCGCGCTGGTGGATGCCCTCTAGCGCCCGCACCGGCCCCACGACCTCGGAGAAGTCGTCCTCGAGCAGGTCGTTCGACTCCAACTCGACCTTGATGCTATCGAGCATGCTTGCCGCGTGCTCCTCGTCGCTGCCGATCAGCGCGACGAACTCGCGGTGCCCGTACACCAGCGCCCACAGGCAGGCGACTTCACATAGCGACGTCTTGCCGCTGCCGCGCGGCATCGCCATCGCGAACAGGCCGCCTTCCAGCACGGCCTGCTCGATCTTCCGAATCACCTTCAGGTGGTCGGGCGACCAGGGCAGATGAAACGTCTGCGGAAAATACACCTCGCAGAAGTGGCGGAAGTTGCGTTCGGCTTGGGTCCGCTGCTCAGGATTCCGCGGCGCGTGGACCCACTCACCCGCGGCGATGTCGCGCCCCAGCAGCGCCATCTCCCGATTGCGCTGCGCGGCGCGCTCCTTGTGCGCTTCGTAGCCGGTGAGTCCGTCCGGTGCGGGCCGCGGCCGGTGCCGTTCGATCGTCAACCATGCCACGTAGCGCAGCAGATCGACCGTGCGCCCGTCGCCGATCCGAAAGCCCGCCCGCGCGCGGTGGCGGTGCAGCTGCCGCTCGGAGATGACCTCGCCGAGCGGCGTGCTGTTGAGCAGCCGTACCAGTTCGGTCGGCTTCAGTTTGCGCGGGTCAATCGGCACCGGACGCCATCTCCCGTACGAGCCACGCCGCGTAGTGAACCAGGTTGAGCGTGCCGTCGGCATTGGTGGGAGCGCCGGCGGCCAGGTCGGCCTGCAACATCTCCACGGTGACGGCCTGGCCACCGACCGCGGAGAGCAGCCGGGCGGCCTCCGCCACGGGGAGCGCCGTGGGGTTCAGCTTGGCCTCGGCGCCCGCCATTACGCCAACTCCCGCACGGGTACGCCCCCGGGCCCGACAGGGCGGCCCCAGGGCGGCGTATGTAACGAGTAACGGGTCCAGGCCGCCCCGGTGCAGGCGAGAGCGCTCTCATGGCCAGGCTGGCCGCTGACTCGGACCTGGCGCCAAGACATGCAAGAGTCTCTCGAATTCCTCGCCACATCGCCTTGCTTTCCCGCGAAAACGAGCGACTCATGTGTCTGTACGCATGGGGCGTACGCGATGGAGAAACGACGATGAACGCGACCACGAAAACGAACCGCCGCCTGACGCCCGGGACCCTGGTGGTCAGCCGCGAAGACGGCGAGCCCGGCAAGATCGTCCGAGTCTGCACCTTCCGCCGCAACGGCCTCGACGCCTGGTCGTACCTGGTCCAAACCGCCACCGGACGCGAGATCTGGGAGGTCGGCGAGTTGTTCGTTCCCACGCTGGCGTAACCCCCCAGACCAATGCGAGGAGCAATCCCGATGACCACGAAGCGCAACACGACGAAGCGGACCACGCGGATCAGCATCCGGAAGGTCGACGGTGGCTACCGCATCACGGGCGACACGCGGACCTTCCGCAGCCATAGCACCGCGTTCAACGCCGCGTGGCGGGCGGCGG